TAACCTCAGTAGCACCTGTAGAACCAACATCATCAGCAGCAGATCCAGATACAAGATCTATGTCTGCTCCAGCAATGACAGGAAGAACCTGATCGGCATTGGTATTGGTGATTGTTTCAAAAGATGTACCTACAGTAGCGTTGTCAGCATAGGGCTGTACTAACGATACATTAGTAACAGCATTAGCAGCTAACGCAAGAGATTGGATATCAGCTATATCAACCATAATTTATATCCTTTCCCTTAAGAGGTTTTAAATTCAACACAACCTTCAGGACGGATAAATCCGTGACCCATAGCATACTTAGCTACGATGATCCAACCCTGATTCTTGATGCTGTATTCAGTTTCAACTGCAAGGTTCAACAACTTAACAGTAGCTACAGAAGACTTGTGCATAACTAATGCCTTAGTCGTACTGAAGTTACCATCATGTGCCGTTACTTGAGAAGAACTAATGTTACTAATAGGTAGGTTATTAGTCTTCACAATGTGAATACCAGCTACCTTCATTACTTCACCTTCTGCATATACTCCACGTCCACCCCAATCACGGTTGATTAGGTCAGTGGTCTCTGCCATCAGATAATACTGAGCAGGACGTACATACATATAACGGTCACTCTCAGGTACATTGTTCTCATCGAGTTGTTCAGCAGCATCAAACAAGCCACTACCCAACGTAGTACCTGACGTACCATAAGATGCGTTAGTTAGTACAGAACCACCATTACCACCTGTAACTAGCGTAGCTGAACGTGCTCCCAGTACTCCTTGTTGCATAACATTCTGATCCCATTGTGTACCCAAGGCAATACCAGCTTCCTTAGCGTAGATAGAACGTACCTCAAAGTGAGACATGGCCTCATCAAGGTTGTTCACAAAGTGATCAGCAATAAGCAGACCATCAATAGAGATGACCTTCTCGTTCTTGTGGATGATCGTACCATCCAATTCAATACCAGTGGTTCCCGTATCACCAGAGCCATTGATGTAAGCATATTCAGTAGCAGCAGTTTTCCATACTAGAGGAAACTGTGCAGAGATACCCGAACTAATAGATCGGATAACGTGCTTGTCCATCGTGACTGAGGCTTGCTCAAAAGCAGTCAATACTTCACCCGCATATACTTTAAGAAACAATGCAGAGGAATCACCAGATGAATTTGCTTGACCTGTCCTAGTCATAGTCAAGACAGGTGCAGTCGTATTAGTTACCGACATAAAATTCTCCTAGTTTTTAATTAATAAAAAGTATCTAGCAGCAGCAACTAAGCTGCCTTAACAAAATAAGCTATACTTTTCTTTAACTTTCAACTAGAAGTTATCAACCGCAGCTGGCTTCTGTCTACTTGTTTAATACTTGATAGCAGGTACTACTTACAACTTCCCTTGCGAGAAGATATCTGATCGTTCTAATTTACCTAGTACGTCCTGCCTATAAGCAGTATCATACTCATACCTTGGGTCTTTCATAGCAGCAGTTACTTCAGCATTAGACCTAAAGACATCTCCTGAACCCTCAGGTTCAGCTTGTGTGCCTCCATAAGTCGTGCCCTCACTACCAGCTGTATTGGTATAATCAGAACGTAAACCTTTAGCTGCCATGATAGCAGTATTAACATCACCACTATTCACAGCCTTATCATAAGCTTGAATTTGATCTTGGTTATAGTTAGCCTTAGCCCACTCAACCATATTACTATACTCAGCATCACCACCTACAGAAGCTTTAACATTGTTACCTATTTGTTCACCCAATGCTTTGACTCCTGCAATGTATGTATCAGCATACTCTCTACTGATACCTGCATCTTCTAGTTGTTGATAACTTGAATCTTGAAGAGAACCAGTAGACGCATACTCTTGTTGTAGAGCAGTCATATCTAACGCACCTTCAGCTACATCAGGAGCCTGAGGTATACTTAAGTCTGACTCTTCAGCTTCATACTCTTGTTCCTGTGGTTGACCTAGTTTTTTCTCTAGTTGCTGGTAGCTCTCCATGAGTTTCTCATAGTCACCACCAAATTTATCCTGAGGTTCCATCCCTGGTGGGACAATCTCTTTCTCAGAAACAAGATCAACCATCTCCTGATTGTGTGCTTCTTCCACACTCATATCAGACTGCTCGTTTTCAACCGTCAGTTGGTTTGCCATATCGTTCTCCATAAGTTTCTTTAATTGTCCCATTGCGTAACTGAATCTTAGTATACGTTGATGGGAGAGAACCATGAGTTCTAACTTCAGGTTTCTGCTCTAGCACTTTACTAACTATCTCTACATCTTTTAGTTCTGCTTTACTGGTAACTGCCCTAGCTACCTTATCTTTTTCTTTAATCTTTTCTTTCTTATTTGTATCTTTAGTTCTGCTCACCTTGTTGTGCTCCTTGTCTAATCATTTCACCACCTTGCGTAACAGCATTGGGTGTTGCAGCTTTCATCATCTCTGCTTGTTGTTGTGCTTGTTGGGCTTGTTGTCTCTCCTGTTGTACTTGTTCCTCAGTCTTGATAAGTCCCTTCATGTCTATACCAAAGCCTACTCCTAGACGTTTAAGTACGTCACTGGCATTAGTATATCCTAGTACAGCTTCTGGCCCTAAGATTTGTGTAGCAGTCTGGAGAAAAGTAGCCAACTTGTTAGCATCATTACCTCTACCTAGTGCTTCAAACCCAGTGATAATCACAGGCTCTACTGTACCCTCAGGTAACTTAGGTAACTTCTTCTCTCTTTCTAGTACTGCAATAATTCTCTTGACTAGTGGCAACTGAAGTTCATGTGAAAGAAGACTATAGATACCACCTAAGCTAGTCTCTAGTTCATTAGCTAGAAACCTAATCTCTTCAGCGGTTACTCTCTCAGCGTCTCTTTGTACACTCTGGTTTAGCAAGAAGGCAGCAGCTAGTCTACGCTCTACACCTTCCATTGTCTCTCTTGCTACCCTGAAGTCACTAAACTTCTCCACCTGTACTACTGTAACATCATCCTTATTACCCTGTCTAACAGCTAGGTTAGGTGCATTACTTATAGTACGCATCTTAGTTGTACCGTTAGGTTTAACCAAGAACAATACCTTAGCAGCAGCAGCTGTACCCTCAATGATAGCTTTGCTTAACCCCTCTACTGTCTTAAGATCACCTAAGTACTCCTCTATAAACCCACGTCCATAGTCCTCACCATCAATAGCATTGTATCGTAAGGCTAACCAAGGGTTCTTATCTAAAGGATACTCAGAGTCTGTACCAGGGATTCTCTTATCGTTTACTTCTTGTCTTACTTTTATCTTGTCACCTACACGTCTAACTGAAGTGTAGAGACTTAATTCTTTTTCATTACCATCAGCAGAAGTACCAGTTTCTTTAGGTGGAGCTGAGTTAAACAAGTCTTTATACAACTCTCTACTCATCTGCTCTTTGACTACTATCTCTAGTACAACCCCTTGAGGATCACGTCTAACTACATACTGATCTAAATGAAATACTCTTATAGCATTGTTCTTATCAGCATGGAGTACAGCATTACCTGTAATAAGTAGATGACGTATACACTCATTGAGTGGTACACGCATAGCCTTACCTTCTATCTCATCCATTACAGCTCTCTCCATAGAGTTCAGTCCTTCTTCTACTGGAGCACGTTGAGCTTGTAGTTCTTCTAACGTGAAGTCATCTATTTGAAACTTAAAGAATGGAGAATTCGGTGGGAACAAAGTCAATAATAATTTTGCTGTTAAATTATTTATGCCCCTTGCTCCTACCCCTTGATATGGAGTAGGTAATGTCTGATTGTATGTAGCATTTCTAGGAAGAATAAAAGGTAAAGTTAACTCAGCTGCATCCCAAGCTTCCTCCAAGAAACACTGTCTGTATACAGCTAGGTCACTGTATCGTTTACTTAAAGCTGTCTCTGGTGTCATGCTAGTTGTAGTCCTGTGGATGCAAAAGAAGACGTGTCAATACTAAGATCACCTACGTCTGCTTGAGATAGTTTACGTTGCTTACTTCTTTGAACAGCCTCAGCTAAAGAAGCTGCTGCCTGTCTACCACCACTACCTGTGGTAGCTATTTGTTGACTATTATATTGTTGTGCATACTGAGAAGTTGGAGTGTAACCTGAGTAGTCTGGAGTTTTAGGAGCCATCATACCTGTAAGAATACTACCACCTAAACCCATTGCAGCAAAACCTGTCGCTGCTGCGGTACTAACTCCAGTAGCTCCTATCATGGTAGTCATACCAGGAGCTGTTTGGAGTATAGTACGTCCTACTGTAGAAGCAGTACTACCAGCACCTAAGCCACCCATACCACCAGTGACTCCACCCATTACACCACCTATCAGTGCTCCTTGCAAAACATCACCACCAGTAGCAGCTGCACCTACAGCCCCTACAGTAGCACCAATAGCAATACCAATGGAAATTGGTTCACACATAGTCTAACCTATATTCAATCCAGTAGGCCCACTTGAACCTAGCGTCCTAAACCTAGACTTCCCTGTAGCTCTCCTTGCTGTCCTAGTCTTAGCTTTAGTAGTTGCTTTCTCTGAAGGACTCTTAGCAGAGAGATTAGCTATAGGAGCTGGAGGACTTGGAGGCGGTGGGGGAGG